AAAAAGATATTTGACACCGAGACCAGTGCATCTTGATCGTCCTTCGTGATCGCGGCGCTCTGTGCGCACGCGTTCGTGGCGAATGAGACCCCGACGCATGTCAGGGCAACGATGGCGATTGAGCGCATGGCTAGGTGCCTGTCTTAAGCAGCGTCTGGATGATCTCGCGCGCCTGCTGCCGTATTCGTTCTGGCGCGTTGCGAAGCATGTCATCCAAACTCGATTCGGCCTGTGGCAGTCTATATAGGTCGGCTTCCGTGCATTGCACGGCTTCGGCGAAGGCTCCCAAAAATCCTCCCGGCAAGTCGCGTGCGCCGGTTTCATAGCGAGAGATCGAAGCCTTCGTTGTATCCAGCCGTTCGGCCAGTTCTTCCTGAGTCAACGTTCGGAATTTCCGCCATTCCTTCAAGTACGGGCGCTGCCGCGGGACCTTTGGGCCAATCTTTTCCACCATGGAAACATTATATTCACTTGCAAAATCAAAACGTTGTCCACTGTGGAAACTTTCAATTGACTTGATTGTTTCCATGTTGGTAACTCAACGGCATGTCGCTGCATCCGATTCGCAAGTTCCGGTTATCGAAGAAGCCGCCTGTTTCGCTTGAACAGCTGGCCACGCTCGCGGGCACGACAAAGGCCACGATCTCGCGCATCGAGCGCGGCACGCGAATGCCTTCACTTGATCTCGCATCACGTCTGAGCCGGGCGACTGGCATCCCGATCGACAGGTTTGTTAGGACCGCGGGGCAATCGTCATGATGTGGCGCCGCGGCAATTCAGTAGGAGTTGCGTCATGCACGAATCAGGTCCCGTCGATAGCCGCGCGTCAAATCTTGCCGGCGAACAATTGGGCAAATTCGGAAAAGCGCGAACAATTGTTCGCACCACGCATGCCCGCCTCGCGCACCACGCGCGCCGTCTTCGCGCGTTTGGCCGCGCGGTTTGCGCGATCTGGCCTGTCAAACCGGCGCTTCACCTTTCGCAATGCGCACACGAATCCGAACGCAGCGCGCAATATCAGATCAACGGCGAGCGCAAGGCATCTGCCCGCGCCATGCACGCCGTTGATGGTGCGATGCTCGATGAATGAATTCGAACAGGTGAAGGGCCGCACATGCTGAAGCTGATCGCCATTTGGTTCCTATTCAACGCTCTCGTTGTCGTCTGGATGACGCCGCCGCTGCCACGGCGTTCCAAGCGTGCAGATCGGAGATTGTCATGACTTTGCATTCCGAAACTCGCGGCGCGCGATCGGATCATCGCATCAAAACGCGCGAATTCCAGTTGCGGCAGATCGCGGCCGATATCCTGCATCGGTGTCATTGCAATATTGAGCGGTCGGTCCCCTCTTTCGAAAAGGCGATCACGGATAACCCGGCGTTGCTTTTCGAAGTCTTGAAATTTTATAACCCGTTGCTGCTCGGCGAAGCGTTGCGGTTTTATTTGGCCGAGCATGCAACAGGTAAGTTTCCCGCTGGCAATGACCGAAATCGCCGTGCGCCTTCGCGCCCGAGCACGTTTGTCGGCCAGCGGGAACCGTCTTCTTCGGCCCTCGCTGCAACACTGAGCGTTGCGAAGAATATGGCGCGAACCGTGCTGGATACGTCGAAGACTAGCGATGGCCGCCCGTGGGGCGATGTTTGTGCCCATGAACTTGGTGGCATGGAGCGCGATGGGAAATTCGCCGCCGCGTTGCGCGACAAGATCGGCGCGTTGAACGATAAGCAGCGAACTCTGCCGATCCGCGAACTGATCTCGCCGGATGGTTTCTCCGCCGTTTTGCGCCAGATGGAGTCGGTGGCATGATCGAACACGCGATCGATCACATCCGCGCCTTGCATCGGCAGCGCTGTTTTGCGATGGCGCAGCGCATCGGAATTCGCAACCGACTTGGCGCCTTCATCCGGATCGGGCTCGGCTGGTCGCTGTCGCAAAGCGAAGCGGAACGCAAAAAAATCGCCACGGCCGCGGCAAAGCTGATCAAGGCCGGCGGCGGCGAATGGGCCGATCTTGTCACCGGCACCGATAAATCATCGGAAGCCTGGGACATAATCGAAGCCTCTGCGCTGAAGCAGATGATCGCTTTGGCCAAAACGCTTCCGGTATGGGAAGCCTTCGGCAAGGATGTACGCGGCTTCGGCGCGGCATCGTTGGCTGTGATCATTGGCGAAGCCGGCGAACTTTCCAATTACTCATCCCGCGCCAAGCTTTGGAAGCGCATGGGCTTGGCCGTGATGAACGGCGTTCGTCAGGGCGGCCTGCCTTCGAGTGCTTCGAAGGATGACTGGATCGCTCACGGCTACAATCGGCAGCGCCGGTCGCGGATGTGGAATATCGGCGACACTTTGATCAAGGGAAATAAAGATCGCTATCGCGAGCTTTATCTGAAGCGCAAGCGTTACGAAGTCGAACGCGATCCATCAATCAAGCCGATTGTGGCGCATCGCCGCGCGCAGCGGGTGATGGAAAAAGCCTTTCTTTGCGATCTTTGGATCGCATGGCGGCGCGCGGCCATTGATAATGTGGCGGATCATCCGCCCGAGATCTCCATGCCGCGCGCCGATCTTTCCTCCTCGCAAGAGGAACTGGCGCCCAGTTCGGCATTGGCGCGAAAATCGCCCTGCGTAGAAATGGCGCCATTCTCTCCATCCGCGCAAGCGGCGCCGGCGCCCTTGGATCACGTGGCGACTTCGCCCCCCAGAGGCTTGGCGCCGGCAAATCCTTCACCGCAAGGTGAGCCTGCGCCCACGTCAACTTTGGCGGCGGCGCCGCCCAAGCATAGGATGGCGCAGGTAATTCCTTCACCGCGAGGTGAGCCGGCGCCCAAATTTGGAATGGCGGCAAAAGCGCCCGCTTCCATCCTGGCGCCGGCAAATTCTTCCGCGCAAGCGGAGCCGGCGCCCAACATCCGATTGGCGGCGATGCCGCCCGGTGAAAGCGTGGCGCCGGCAGACTTAATCAGGCGATGCGAAAACTGCCGCCCTTGGGGAGATGCCTTCTTCCCGAAATCACCTGAACCGATGAAGCTGGTCAGACCGTCATGATGCCAGATCAACAACAGCGCCGCGACTATCTCAAATCCTTCGGCGTGAAAATGTCGCCGCTTGTTCCGGACGTCGAACAGCAAAGTCCGGCGATGCGCGACGTGCTTCGCCAGTACGATCTACCGTCCGCGTTCGATCTTTTCGAAATCACTTGCGAAGCCGCGATCCGCGCCTTGCCGCCGGCGATGCAGGAAGCGGTGAAGATCGAAGCCACCAATCTTCGCGACATGATTGTGGCCAACGCGGCGGCATCCGCGCTCGCCTATTCGATGACAGTGCTGCGGCTGGTCGCGCCGTCGCGCTGAAAGTTTTTCAGCGTTTAGTTCGAGTCGTAGCGTGCTGCGTGTCCGGGCTTTCCGAACCGATGGTGGACGATTCACTATGCTGCCCCATTGCCCGCATCTCGATCATGCCGCCGCGACGCTGCTTTGCGTTGGGTTGATGCTTTTCGTCTGCGTGCTTTTCGTGGGCTCACTGGCGGCCCTGGCGGCGCTCAACGTCTGGCCGCTGCAGCAACGGCACATGCGCAAGGGCGGCATGAATCCCGCGCCGAAGAATTTCGTTCGGCCTGCGCCGCCGGCGCCCTTCCGGCCGGAGCCGCGATGACGGCGCTTCGCAAAATCGACGCATCGATTTTCAAGAAGGCGGTCGGCACATTGCCGCCGCTCGATTGCGGCCAGGTCCCCCAGCTGTGCTGGATCGATATCGATCAGCTTGTGGTCGATCCGGCCTATCAACGCGACATTGGCGGCGCAGGAAAGAAGAACATCGCCAAGATCGCCCGCGAATTCGAATGGGCGCGCTTTTCGCCCGTGATCGTTGCGCCGCACGGCAAGGACCGTTTCGCCATCGTTGACGGCCAGCATCGCACGACGGCCGCCGCGCTGCGCGAGCATAAGAAGGTGCCGTGTCAGGTGATCTCGGCCGATACGGCCAAGCAAGCGATCGCCTTCGCTTCCATCAATGCCAACGTCACGAAAATGAGCACGATGCAGCTTCACGCTGCGCGCGTCGCCGCCGGCGATCCGGATGCCGTTCGGCTGAAGAAAGTCTGCGAGGCTGGCGGCGTCACGCTGCTTCGATATCCGATCGAGGCGAGCAAACAAAAGCCGGGGCAAACGATGGCGGTCGTGCAATTGCGCCAGGCGCTCGACCGCTATGGCGAAAAGGCATTGCGCATTGCGCTGCAGTGCATCACGCGCACGCGCCACGGCAATCCGGGGATGGTGCGCGGCTTGCTCGTGCTTTCCTTGTGCAGCGTGTTCGACTCTGAACGCGGCTGGCTCAATCATCCGCAGATCGTGACCGCGTTCCAGGCGTTCGATTTTGCGGCGGCGTTCAAGAGTGCAGGTCATTCCGCCGGCGGCTTCAGTCAGCAGGCTTTCAGGACGGCGCTTGTCAAGCTGATCACTGAGTTTCTGACGAAGGCGGTCGGCATGGGGGGGGGCAGATGATGCTATCCCCGCACCGCGCCAATCAACCGTTCGAACGTTCGCTTCATGATGGCGACCGCGATCCGCGCGCTGCGCGCCTGCTGATCCTGCGCGATGAAGTCGCTGCCGTTCGCCGTCTTGATCTCGTGCAGCACGCGGCTGCGGGCGTCTTCCAGGAAGGCCAGCGCCGCCTGGTCGTCATCGGGCAGCAGCTGCAGCAGCAGGCGTTCGAAATGGCCTTGCGCGGTATCGATCGCGTTCTTCGTCGCCCAATCCTGCACTTCAGCCAGGTGATCCATCTTTTTCCCCTCGCGAGGGCTGTGCGATGACGCAAGCCCGCGATGCCGTTTATCTCGCCGGCCCGGCAGTCTTGCGGCCGGATGCCGATGCGATCGGCCTAGCGCTGAAGGCTATGTGCGAGGCCGAAGGATTGGAAGCCCTGTGGCAGGGCGACAACAAGATCGATCCACACGATTTGACGGCGCCGGCGCGGCAGCTATTCAACGCCAATGTGGCGATGATCAAGCGCGCCCGCGCTGTGGTCGCCGACATATCGCCGTTCCGCGGGCCACATATGGATTGCGGCACCGCGGCCGAGATTGGCCGCGCCGGCGCCTGGCGAAAGCCGATCTTCGCTTACACCGAAGATTGTGATGGGCTATTGATTGAGAATTTCGGCCTTCCCGAAAACCTGATGATCGCCTGCGAAATCGAACCGGACGTGGCGCCGTCCGCTGCGATCGCGATCAAGCGCTGTGCCCGGCACCTGCGCTATCTGCGCTCGCGTTCGCTGGAGCAAGTGTGATGCAGTCAGCGCCCTTTGCCCCACTGGAAGCGCTGCCCGATGAAGCGGGCCTGCAGCTGCACGATTTTTTCAAGCGTGCGGAAATCCTCGCGGTCGCCGTGCCGCGCGACCTCCACGTGGAAACGAAACGCCTGATCCAGGCGTTTGCCGTCGCGCTCGCCGACAAGGCGCGCGATGCCGAAGTCAAGCACGGCTTCGGCGACGATTGGCTTTCCAATCTCACCGAAACCGGATGCCGCATTGATCTGCTGGGCCATCTGGCCAAGGGCGATCCGCGCGACGTGGCCATTTATTGCGCGTTCATGTGGGCGCGCGGCTGGGCAACGAAGGGCGCGCAATGAGCCTTCGCACCATGCACGTGTTGGTCGACGGCCGCTGCATCGATCTGGATGCGCCGGTTTTCTCGCCTGACGATCTGCCACTGTTGGCCGAAATGCTGGCCAAGGAAGCGCGCTTCAACGGCGCAACACCTGGCCTGCAGTATTCCGTTGGGGAACACAGCTGCCTCGGCAGCGACGCGATACTTGCCAGGCGCGATCTGCCGCCGGTGCTGGCCAAGCTCGCCGCTGCATATTTCCTGACTCACGATCTGGCAGAGTCCTTTTTCAAGGACGACACGACGCCGAAGAAAAACACGATCGCGGAGCGCATCCAAAGGCGGTGCGGCGTCATAGCGGCTTCAATTATCGGCGTTCTTGACGAACTGGCAGACGATCACGAAGCGGCGCTGCAGAACGCTACGGGCTTGCCTTGGCCGCCGCCGGCGGAAGTGCGCAAGATCGTCAAGCATACCGATGTGACAATGTTCGTCACCGAATGGCGCGATCTGATGGGGCTGAAGCCTGCCGATCATCCCGATTGGTCGCCCTATGTCGACGTGGCGCCGTTACCGCAAAAGATCAAAACGCCGTGCTGGACCTGGCAGGTCGCGAAGAATTCATGGATGCGCCGCGCAACGCAGCTGCTGCCGGCATTGCAAGCCGCCGGGGGTAAAAAATGAAGCGCAGCGCCGCACCGGCCATCGTCGCCATCGCGATCATTCTTGCCGGCGCTGCCAGCGCCCTGCCGATCGTGCGCCTAGCGTCCGGCGCCGCCGGCGGTGCGATCTCGCCGGACGATATCAATCCGGCCAGCGTTCTGCCGCAGCCGTCCATCGAAGAACGCGATCGCGACGATACCGACCAGGCGGCCGATGGCGAAGACTGCACGATCTACGAAACCCGCGTCCAGGCGCCGCCGCTGATCGATTGGCGCTGTGCGGAAGAAACAGCGGCCATGGATGGCGGCGATGATCTCGCCAAGAACTTTGCCCGCGCGTTGCTCGCCGTGCGCGATCACGACTACGAGGAAAGGCGGTCGCGATGACGGTCGCCACCGGCAATTCCACGATGGACGCGGCCATGCTGTTGGATGAAATCGGCAGCTTCGGCGAACGCGTGACCGCGCAAGCGCCAATCGTATGGTTCGATGACGCGATCGAAGAAGCGCGGCTGTGCTGCGAAGCCTTGGGCGAACAGCTGGAAGACATGATCAGGCGCGGCGTTCCGGCCGTGCGCTTCCTTGACGGTTTTGCCCCGCTGTTGCTGCAGGCCATTGATCGGCTGCTGGCGTGCCACGTCACGCGCGATGCCCGATCGAAACGCTTTGCGGGGCTGGTGGCGTTTCTCGTTCCATGCGTCCGCGATGACAACCGCGCCGCGTTGGATTGGCTTGCTGAAGTATCACGTGATGAGAGGGTAACGCGATGAAGAAGAGTAAGCGAAAAATACCGGCGAAACAAAAATCTTCCGGCGGCGCGATCACAGTGCCGGCGGGTTGGCGCCCTGGCCTCACGCGGCGCGCGGCGGGTTTCGAACAGCCGACGCGGCCCGTGGGCAAGATCAAGGTAGGCAAGCGCCATCGCAAGGATTTTGGAGATCTGAAAGGGCTTGCCGCTGATATCAACGAGCACGGCCTGCTGCAGCCGATCGTGGTCAATGAACATAATCAATTGATCGCCGGCGAGCGGCGCCTCAAAGCGTGGCAATTCTCCCGCTTCCGCGATCAGCCCATTCCGGTTCACGCCGTCCCGTTGGCCGATCTGGTCGCCGGCGAATGGGCGGAAAACGATCCGGCGCTGCGCAAGGATTTCAAGCTGACGGAAGCGGTTGCGATCCGCAAAGCCATCGAAGCGAAGCTGAAGCCTGAAGCGCGCGCGCGCCTGGCGCAAGCTGGCGCTGCCGGCGGCCGCGGCGCCGGCGGTATCGAAGGCGAGAAAATCAACGTCGCCGAACGCGCTTCGCAATTTACCGGCAAAAGCCGCCGCACGCTCGATAAGGCGGAAGCGGTCGATGACGCGGCGAAGCGCGATCCGGCCCGCTTCGGCAAGTTGAAGGAAGACATGGATCGCACCGGGCGTGCCGACGCGCCCTACAAGCGCCTGCAGAACCTGCTGGCGGCCGACGCCATGCGCGAGGCGCCGGCGCCGATGCCGGGCAACGGGCCTTATGTGGCCGGCATCGTTGATATCCCATGGGCCGGCGAACCGGATGACGATGATCCGGATCGGCGCGCGCGCGGCTACTATCCCTATCCCACCATGACCACGGCGCAGGCCGTGGCCTTCATGAAGGACAAGGTCGAGCCGATCCTGGCGCCGGCCTGCACGATCGGATTCTGGATCACGAATTACCATCTGGAATTCGGCCATCATCTGCCGGTGCTGGAAGCGCTTGGCATGAAGCCGCGCGCGATCCTGACGGGAACGAAAGACCTGATCGGCCGCGGCCAGGTGTCGCGCGGCACCACCGAGCACCTGGTGCTGGCCTCGCGCGGCGATGTGGTGATCCTGACATTCCCACGCACGGATTTCCCTTTCAAGGTCGACAAGAAGAATCATTCGCGCAAGCCGCAGGATTGGTTCGATCGCTTCGTCAAGCATGTGCCGGCGTCGCGCTATTTCTCACTGTTCGAAACCGTCAAGCGCGGCAAGCTTTGGGATTGCCACGGCGATAAAATGCCGGAAGCGCCGGCGCCGGTGATGCCTGCGGCTGCAATCGATCTCGCGCTGGGCGATCAGCTGGCGGTCCTGGAAGCGGCGGCGTCCGGCGCGATCGGTCCCGGCGCCAAGGGCAAGATCATCGATCAGCTGCAAAAGCAAAAGCTGCTGATCGGATCGGCGAAAAAGCCGCTGCGCATCACACAGGCTGGCCGCGACAAGCTTTCGCAGCTGCGCGCCGAACGCCGGCACGGTGAAGAACTGGCGGCGCTCCCTGAAGGCGTTGAAGCGCTGCAGCCGCTTTACGATGACGCAATCCGGCAACTGCATGGCGCGATGATCGATGCGCAGGCCGCCCCGGCAGCGCGGCGCATGGGGATCGCTCATTGGGCAAAGCGGATTGATTTGATCGAACAGCGCGCCAATGGCGGAACGAGTTTCGGCGTGGCTGTGAACAAGGCGCTTGAAAGCCTGCGCATCAAAGCCGCCGCGCCGATCGGCATTGAACCAATGTGGGGCCAGCGCGGAACGTTTACGATCGACGTCGATGGCGTGCCTTGCATTGTGGAAGCCGATGATGGGATCAGCGTTGACGCTTATGCATGTGATCCCGACAAGCCGTTTTGTTCTGAAACTGGCTTCCTGTGTCTCTCACCATTAGTCGATCTTGCCGACGAGTGTGAAGATGGCGACGCGCCGGCGGCCGAAACAATCGGCCAGTTCGCGGTGCGACTAATCCGCGACGAGATGGCTTTCAAAACCGATCCGAAGTCGGGCAAGAGAATGCCGCGCAAAGGCGCTCCGCTCAATCGCAAACAGTGCCATCGGCTGCCGAAGTCCTGGAAGGAAAACAGCGGTAGTCCAGTCGAAATCGGCGCTAAGGCCGCGCGGACAATCTTGAACAAGATTAAACCCGCGCCCGCGGTCGCCACGGCGGCAGATGCTATCCGCAAGGAAGTGGCCCGCGCGCTCGCCGAAGATTTTCCGAACGGCGCTGAAGGCCACACGATCAAACAAACAATCGATTGGTCGGGCGGCGTGCCGGGAATGAGCGTGGCGACGTGCCAGTGCGGCGAAAGCTGGCGTGCCGCGCGCGATCTCCCTTTATCCGGTCATGAAGAACTGGATAAGCACATCGTTGCGCATTGGCGGAAGGTGGCCGCTGAAGGCGCGCAGGTCCGGCCGCCGCATGCACAGGCGGCCGAATGATGAACGAAGCGCAGGAAACCGCAGCAGCTGCAAGCCGCCTGGCGCTGCTGTTCAGCCACTGCCCGAAACGATCCGACGGGATCAAAGGCCACGCGTGGAAGCGTGCCGATTTTAGTTCAATGACCACGGCTTGCCGTTTCTGCGGCGAACCGTGGCCCTATCTTGATCAGGCGAAGTGATGGTGACGCCCGCTGACGTCGAAGCCTGGAAGCGCAAGGTGCGCGCGTCGCGGCCGCGCGGCGTGTATGTGCCAGCGGCTGAAGCGCAGGGCTATTTGCATGCTGGCGCCGAAGTGCTGGATGACTGCGTGCCGGCGCCCGGCTTCGGCCCCGGCGAGCGCGCGCGCTACCGTGACGAAGTTCTGCTGCTGTTGCCGGACGAAGGGCAACGATGATGGCGATGAAGGGCAGCATTGAAGAACGGATCGTGTTCGCCATCGCGCCAGACGGAACGGGCGACGGCATCCCGCTTGTGGTGCTGGGCGTGCCGCTGGGCGCCTGGAAATACATTCGCGAAGGCAAGACAAACACATTCGATCTGACGAAGGGGCCGATGCCGATCCCGCTCAAGATCATGGTGTTCGGCGGAATGAGCCACGCCGAAGTGAAGGGCGTCCTGGAAAAGTACGCCTTCGCGCAAGGCGCGCAGGGCATCCTGGATGAAACGCGCACCGACTTTCGCATCGATGCCGCGCCGCAGTTCAAGCTGATCGATGCCGCCGTGCGGCTGCGCGACTTGCTGATCATTGAAGGCGATCCGCCAGGGCTTTCCGTGCCTGATGGAGTCGACTTAAGGGCGTTCACTGATGCGTTCGATGCTTTAAGCGAAGCGATCTCTGCTGAAGCGAAGGATGCGGAAGGATGAGCGGCAAGCCTTGGACGGCCGAACGTCGCGCGGCATGGGGACCGCAAATCCGCGCGCGTTGGCGCGCCGGCACTTATGCCAAGCGAAGGCTTCCGCGAGTTAACGAAAAGGATCGCGCCGCGCGATCTGCGCGCATGACCACGCTGAACGTGCGCATGCGGGATGATAAGCGCCTCAAGGCAAAGTGCATCCGTGGTCAAAAGCGAACGCGCAGGAATGGGGCTTATCGACAGGTGCAGGCAGCGGTGATGACGGACATTATGTCCCGTCCGGAAATGCGCCGCGCCGCGCGAGATCACTGCATTCGCATCAATAAAAATCCGCGGACACGGCGGCGACAGTGGGCGACGCGCCGCCGACGCGCCAGCGGCAAGCGTATCGCCGAAGCAAGGGGCGCAGAACGATGATTGAAAACGCGATCATTCTGCACGATCTGGCCGGCCGTCCGGTCACAGTTCATGTGGATCAGATGGAATATCGCCGCGACGTTAACCCGGACCTTGGCGACAATCCGGCCGGCCATACTGTGATCCTGCTGGTGAGCGGCACGGTCGAAGTCAAGGAAACCGAAGCGCAGATCGCTGAACTGATAAAGGCGCTGCCATGACGGATCGGGGACGCTTCGGAGACAATGAACTGGCGCCGACTCGGCCGGCTCGCGGTGGCCAGCGTGTGACCGGCGCATCCGATTTGGTCGACCTCGATCTGATTTTGCACAACGATAATCCATCAAAAAAAGCCATCGCCGTTTCCGAACGCGGCGACACGGCTTTCGAGAATTGGAAATGGCTACCACGCTCGCAAATTGAATACGAACTTCGCGGCACCGGCACAAACGGCAGCCGCCTGGTGCGCGTCACGATGCCTGAGCATCTGGCCATCAATAAGGGGCTGGCCTGATGACAGTTTACGTTGACGATATGATGCGGCCGTATCGCGGCATGATCATGTGCCATCTGATCGCCGATACGCTCGATGAACTGCACGCGATGGCCGATCGGGTGGGCGTCGCGCGCGAGCATTTCCAGAACCGCCGCGCCGGCCCGCACTATGACATTTCGAAGTCGCGCCGGCTGCTGGCGATCGACGCCGGCGCCGTCGAGATCACGCTGCGCCAGTGCGCCTGCATGATGGCGCGCTGGCGCGCGACACGGCAGCTGGGCACGCCGGAAACCGCGATCACTTGGCGCCGCTTCCGCGTGCTGACGTATCCGAATTCGGTTCCCGTGCCGGAGCCGGCAGGTATCCCGTGGCCGGCGGCGATGGAGTCCTGATATGGCAACGCCCGATTATTCGCCGCTGTTCTTTTGGGTCCGCGAGCGCGAGAAAATCCGCAGCAGCAAGGATTGCAATTGCCCGTGGCCGTGGACCGATGATGCGATCCTTTCCACGTATCGCTTTTGCAACGTGCGCCGCGAAGACGATCGGGTGACGAAGTGGATCGATCAATTCATCCGCCTGCCCTTCGCCGGCCATCAATATCTGTGGTTGATGCTGTGCGTTGCGCGGCAGATCAATTGGCCTGAAACGCTGGCCGACTTGATCTCAAATGGTGCGTGGCCGGATTATCAGAAGTTTGACCCTGCGGAAATTGCGATCATCCTCAATCGCCGCAAGCTTAATGGCCAGAAAATCTATACCGGCGCTTACATGATATCGGCGCCTGCGCAAAAGGGCGCTGACAAGCAACGCTATATCGCTGAAGTCGTGATCGGCGACCTGTGGCGCCGCCGGGACCTTTTTCGCCTGGCGCCATACACGCTGCAGGGTAAACACGAGTGGATCACGCGTTCGAATGGTTGGGGCCAGTTCATGGCTTATCAGGCCGTGGTCGATATGCGCTTCACCGGGCTGTTGCGCGACGCGCAGGATGTAGCGACGTGGGCAGCTGCTGGCCCCGGCACAATCCGCGGGCTTAACCGGCTTCACGGCCGCAACGTCGACGGCGGCCTTCCGCAAGCACAGGCGCTGGCCGAAATGCGCGCGATCTACAAGGTGGTGGTCGCTGAAACCGGCGTGCAGATGGATTTCAGCGACGTTCCAAACATCCTTTGTGAAACCGACAAGTATCTGCGGGTCAAGCGCGGCGAAGGCAAGCCGCGCGCGCTTTACATTGCGGGGCCGGGCTGGTGATGACGCCGATCCTGTCCTTCAAGCGCGGCGAGCATGACGGCGAGACCGTCACGCTGGGCGAAGTCGTGATCGGGCACGTCGCGCCTTTCATCGGCTGCGGCAACACGCGCGCGATCTTCACGGTGTGGTTGCCGGAATGCCGGCATTCGCAGCGGCCGGCATCATCCCTGGAGTCGGCTCGCGCCAATGTCGTCAGTGAAGTGGAAAAGTGGTTGTGCCGGGCCGGCATCTTTTATCCCGGCCAAGCCGTGGAAGTGCAAAAGCCATGCTGACAGCGGCAGATGCGGTGACGGATGGTGAGCACATCGCGGCGGTTCGCGACGATCCCACCGTCGCGGCTGTGCTGGCGCGGTTTCCCGGCGCCGAAATAACCGACATTCGCCAGCCGCCGGCGCCCGCTGCAGCGCCGGCGGCGGCTGAAGTGAAGGTGCTTGCCAACTGCGAGGCCCACGAAGTCCAGGACGCGATGCAGTGCCAGCGCTGTGGCCTGGCGTGGGATATCGCCGATCAGCGACCATCCTGCGAACCGATGACATTCAAGCGCCTGGCGCAAGCTGCGGCCGATGCGGCCGACTATCTGGAACAATCGGAAGCGGCGTGGACCGCCGGCGATCCGGATGATCCCGATCTGGCGAAGCGGCCGCTGCGCCGCTTCCGCCTGCAATCGAACCTGAAGCGGGCACAAGAATTCCGCGCGCTGGCGCGGATGGTTGATGCGTTCAAGGCAATGAAGGAACAGCGCCAGGAGTACCGGCGATGACTGAATGTTGCGGGAAGTATCGGTGGGACGCGCCAGCGGATGCGCCGGGACAGGGGTCAATGTGTGCCTCTTGTCCGCATCGCAAAAACCGCTGCAGCTGGTGCGGGTCAGGGCCGCATGACAACTGGAGGAACTGCGCACGGCCGCTGATGCGCGAGGCTTCGCCGGATGGCAAATGTCCCTTAATGCGGATTGTGGTCGTCGATCGGCGCCTGGCATGGCCGCTGCGCTTTTGGCGGGCAGTTCGCGCGCTGATCCATCGGCCGAAGCTGAAGCTTCGCACGCGCCCGGCCGCCTTCAGGGTAAAAACGCCTGGCGGATGGAGATATTTCGAAAACGAAGAAACCGCGCAGCGCATCGCCGGGGAAGGACGCTATCAAGGGCTGTACGTTCGCGATGGGGGTCGGCGATGACTGAAAGGAAGAGAACGATGGCAGGTGGCGCGCAGATCGGGCGCCTGGCGCTGCGCCATGAAGGCAATTTTTGGAACGCCTATTATGCGCTGCAGGGCACGATGGATGGCGCCGTGCTGCTGGGCTCGATCGCCATGGCCATCGCGATCATGCCAGATCGCAAATGCGCGTTCATGACTTTAATGAAGGAAGCCGTCGCCGATATCATCGAAGAAGAAACCGGCGTGCGGCCGATCTGGCCAAACGGGCCGCAGCCCGCGCCGGAAGCTGAAAAGGCCGGGCACGGATGATCTCCGAAGCCGCCCTTATCGAACTGAAGCACCGCAATCCTTGCTACAAGATCGCGGCGAAATGGGTATCGCTGCGCAAGAAAGGCAAAGGCTTCGTTGGCCCCTGCCCGCTGCATTCGAAAAATCCCGGCGCCAAGGATTCAACCGCGTTCGAATGCAACGATGACGGCTGGGTCTGCGCGTTCTGCGAAGACGGCGGCGACGTGATCAAGCTGGCGCAGCTACGCGAGGGATTGGACTTCACCGGCGCAATCTCATTCCTTGGCGGCACAACCGAGCCCGATCCGGCACGGGCGAAACAGATCGAAGCGGATCAGCGCAAGCGGCGCGAGGCGGCCGACAAGGAACAGAACGAATGGCGACGCAAAGCGATCGCGAGCGCGCAGAACATCTGGCGGCGTGGCCAGCCGTGGCGCGGATCGCCGGTTGAAACCTATCTGCGCGAACGGCGCGGGCTCACAACGCTGCCTGACGATCTTGATCTGCGTTACGCGCCGAAGCTGGTCTATTGCTATGGCGATGAAGTGGACGATCTGACTGGCGAAAAGCGCGCACGCGTCATCCACACCGGCCCGGCAATGCTGGCGCAGATCATCGATCCATCGAGCGGCGAATTCCGCGCCGTGCATCGCACCTATCTGGATCTCCAGCAGCCGAAAGGAAAGGCGCTGATCCACGATCCGGAAACCCTTGAACCACTGAAGGTAAAGAAGGGGCTGGGATCGAAGAATGGCAATGTGATCCGCCTAGCCGGCGACGCCACGCCGCGCCAGCTGGTCATGGGCGAAGGCATCGAAACCACGCTTAGCGTGTGGCTGGCGATGCACGCTGAAGGCCGCGATGACGAAGGCCGGGCGTTCTGGTGTGCGGTCGATTTACCGAACATGGGCGGCAAGTCGGTCGAAAGCGCGCGCCATCCCACGCTGAAGTCGGCGAAGGGCCGGGCGCTGGGCGTGCCTGGTCCGCAGCCCGATCTGACCGATCCCGGCATCGCCATCCCTGACGGCGTGACTGACGTGCTGCTGCTGGGCGATGGTGATAGCGATCGCTTCACCACGGCATGCACGTTGGCGCGCGCCGCAGCGCGCTTCGCTCGCGACGGTCGAACTGTGCGCGCCGCGTGGGCGCCTGACGGGATGGACTTTAACGACATGATCATGGGGCGAAGCGAATGACCGCGGCTGATATGGGCTATTGGCATCGCCGCGCATCCCTTCCCGGATGCTTTACCTTGTGGCGTCCTGGCAATGATTGCCTGATCGCGCTGCAGCCGCTGCGGCTTCTCACGGATGCCGAAAAGGCCGCGGCTGAAGGCGCGCTGGGCCTCGCGTTGAAGCGCCTTAGCGCCACGGGCAATGCACGGCTGCGGTCATCTGACGATCTGCTGCCGCGAGTCGATCCGGTGCGCGAATGAAGCGCATCCCGCTCGCCATATTCTGTTCGCCTATTCTCGCTGAACAACTGCAGCGCCGCGGCGGCGTGAAGGCCGCTGACGCGACCGAACAAGCCCTAGCGAAGACAATGGGCGTGCCACTTTACTTCGATCCATCGATGCCGTCCGCGTCATTCGACGTGGGCTACAATGCGAGTGAAATTCGTGAGCGTCTGGTGCGTATCCGATCGGCTGAAGCAGACAACAAAAACAAGCCATAGCAGATGCAGGACGCGTTCTCACGCATTGTCGCCATCGTGGATGCCGCGGGGCCGGCGGAAGCGCCGGCGATCCCGGCTGATCCAGGAAAGAAAGTCGCGCCGCGGAAGCGGCGCGCCCGATCATCTATTCCTGCCGCGGCCGCACCCGCGGCCGCACCTGGTGGAGATCCTTCGCATCCTCCCAGCGCCCCTGCTGCTGCGGCCGCCCCTGCCGCGCCTGCCACATCTGTGCAAGAAAAAAACACATCCTCCCAAAAGGGAGGTTTGCCGGCGGAACAATCGGCCGATCTGGAAACGGCGGACGGCGGCGGCGGTGATGACGAACCGCCGGAAGATGGCGATAATGAATTCGGCCGCGATGACGATCTGAACCGCAAGCTGGCGTTCTACCCGCAAACCGATTTGGGCAACGCCGAACGCTTCCGCGAGCGCTATCGCGGCAAGCTGTTGTGGTGCCCGGCGCTGGGCTGGCTGTGGTGGGATGGCAAGAGGTGGTCGCGCCACGGCGCCGAAGAACGCGTGAAGACCGCCGAGCACGACACCGTGCGCGCCATCCAGGCCGAAGCGGCCGCGATCCGCGGCACGGCCCGCGATGAACTGCTGGGCATCAAGAAAATTCTAGGCGTCGAACACGAATGGCATGTCTCGGATTCGCTCGCGGCGTGGGGACGCCAGGCCGAATACGTCAAGCACATGGGCCAGATCGCCAAACGCGCGGCGGCCTACCTGTTCGTCGCCACGGAAGAACTTGACGCCGATCCGTTCAAGTTCAACACCGAAAAGGGCACGCTGGTTTTTCGCAAGGTTGCCGATGCCGATTATGTGAGTTTCAAGAAGCACGATCCCGACGACCTGATCACGAAGCTGGCGCCCGTGGTTTACGATCCCAAGGCGACCTGTCCGCGGTTTCTTGAATTCCTAAACTTCGTGCAGCCGGACGAAGCCTATCGCCGCTTCCTGGCGCGCTGGCGCGGGCTATCGCTCACGGGCGACGCCGGCGAGCAAGCGCTGTGCATCTTTTGGGGTACCGGCAAAAACGGCAAGTCGACCTTCGAAGATGTTTGCGCCCGCATCGAGGGCGACTATTCCGAAACCGTGCCGATCGAAACCTTTCTCAATGAAGGCCGTCAGCGCAACGCCGGCCAGGCGACGCCCGATCTCGCGATGCTGCCGGGCGTGCGATCGCTGCGCGCATCGGAACCGAACCGCGGCGCCAAGCTTGACGAAGCGCTGATCAAAGCGGTGACCGGCGGCGAACGCATCATGTGCCGGCACCTGAACAAGGAATTCTTCGGCTTTTATCCGCAGTTCAAGCTGACGATCCAGGGCAACCATAAACCGAACATCACCGGCACCGACGAAGGCATCTGGCGGCGTCCGCTGCTGGTGCCATGGCTGGTGACCGTGCCGAAGGAAAAGCGTGATCTGCATTTAGGCGACAAGCTGCGCGCCGAAGCGTCCGGCATCTTGAACTGGATGCTGGATGGCCTGCGCGATTGGATGGATCGCGGCGTCGATGCGCCGGCCGGCATCATCGAAGCCACGGCGGACTATCGCCGCGACAACGATCCGCTGGGCCGCTTCCTGGAAGCCTGCGTGACGCACGAGGCCGGCGGCCGCGTGCAGTCCAGCGTCATGCACGAAGTGTTTTGCGCGTGGGCCAAGGCGAACGGTGCGTCGGAATGGTCCAACAAGGGATTGACGAATGCGCTGAAGGAACGCGGCTTCGTCTCTAAGCATTCCGGCGTCATGTGGTGGCTCAACGTTCGGCTGACGGCGAGCGTGAACGATTTCATCGATCACCTCGGTAAGCCGCTGCGCAAAACCGGGGACGGCGATGCCGAGTCGCCGCCGGCTGTCAAGCCTGACGGGGATGGCGATGAAGTTTGTGTCTAACCTCCCATCCTACCAGATTTGGCAGGTTGTCGCGTCGCGTAACGTCTTGAACTTTCAACGTTTGGGAGGATGAGGTTGGATAAACAGGGTTTTGGTGCGCTCTGACTCACGCGTATGTGTGTGCGCGCATGTACGGAAGGCTTCATACACCAAAACCTTGTTTATCCTACCATCCTACCAAAAGCTTCTAAAAGTCCTTTGTTTTTGGGCTTTTTCGTGTGGGAGGGTTTCGGACCTGCGTTTCGGTCCTTACGCATCCTCCCAAGAGCAAGCCTTTGCGAAATTCGCAAAGGCTTGCTGGTGATGCGGTTGAACATAGGAGCGGATCATGGAACTGCAGGCGACAATGGAAGTTCGCGCGATCAAAGTAGGCAAACGATTTCGGCGTGATCTCGGGGATATCAAAAGCCTGGCGGTGAGTTTCGATGAAATCGGGATGCTACAGCCCGTCGTCGTTGACACCGATGATAATTTGATTGCCGGGAGGCGCCGGATCGAAGCTTGGAAGAAATCTAAATATGCCGACAAGCCGATTCCCATTTACCGCGTCGATCTGAAACAAATTATCCGCGGCGAGTGGGCTGAAAACGATCCGGCGTTACGCAAAACGTTTACGCCGAGCGAAGCTGTTGCAATAGGCCGGGCGCTTCGAAATATTTTGCTGCCGATCGCACGCGATAATAAAGCGAAAGGAGGTCACCGGATAAAAATTGCCGTGCCGATGAACGTCCGCGATCGTGCTGCGCAGCTGTGCGGGATGTCACCGAAGACGTTTGCAAAAGCCCTAACCGTCGTCACCGAGGCAGAGCGCAATCCTGCATTAGCTCCCCTCGTCGCTGAAATGGATCGCACCGGCAAGGTGGATGGTGCTTATCGCAAGCTTCCGAACAATGACGCAACTTTCACGCGCGATATAAACGGAAGAACAAAAAAGATTTCTTCGATCTTTTATGAAACAAAGATCGGAAAGGTGCCGTTGGTGAAACTCACTGCACCGGAGCTGCGTTGGCTGGGCGGTTTTTTCGGTGAGTTGATGAAGCATATTCCTATCGCACCCTGCGAAGGGATGAGCGCGGCGCAGCTTTTCACTTCAGCCGAAGTGCGAGCCGCGCTTGATGCGGCGCGCTGTTCACGGGAGCAGCAAATATGAGCGATGATGCAGCGACGCTGATCTATTCGGGAACCGCGGAATGGAATGCCTGGCTCAACCGCTATCAAACAACCTGGCCGAAGCAGCACCTGGCGATGATGAACGCTATGGCCGCGGTCACGCAGCGACGCGCGCGGTGGCTGCTGGCGCTGCTTCTTGAAATCTTTTCCAGCGACATTCCCAGCGAAGACGTGACGATCGATCAAAGCGAACAACGAACGACCGTGCTGATCCGCGGCAGCGTGCAGCGCGAGTTCACCATGCGGGCGATGTTCGCCGTGCCGTCGCCGATGCCGCCAGTGACCCCGGCCGCCGCGCCGCACTTGCGCCGCGTTGGCGGCGTCGATGGCCGTGATCATGCCTTCGATGGTTTGTTCGATGCCGTGAGGCCGGCTCCGCCTGCCGTGCTAAAGCTTGATCCTGAAACGGCTGCGATCCGGGAAGGCGCGCGAACGCTGCGCATGACGGAACGCCAGGCGCGCGATGATGCTGAATTCGAAACCACGCGCCAGCGACGCGCCCGCGCGGCCGTGGAAGAGGCCACGCTCGCGGCTGCACTCGAAGCGGCAAAGGGCAACCTGGTGCCCGACGTCGAAGCATCGGAACTTTTGGACACGATCTTGATTGACGATCCGGAAGAAAGCTACGAACAGGAATTGATCGGTGCCGGCCCGGCGATGAAGACACCGAAGAAGAACGTTCCGCAGCGGCGCCGCGTGATCGCCGTGCGCGATGACGTGGTAGGCAAGATGGCCAAGCGCGGCCAGCTGCATGAAGTGAAGCCGCCGGCGCAGCTCGCCGAGCTATGCCGGCGCCGCGATGGCCTGGAAGCGGCGCTGGATGCCCTGCCCGCCATCGATAAGCTGACGGCGCCAGGCGAGCGCAAACGCGTTGAGCGGCGCGCGCGCCAGATCGAAATCGAATTGCGCGGCGTGATCGATGAAATCGCCGCGATCCAGAACGAGGCCAACGCGCGCGCCGAAGAAGAAAAACAGATGCACCTGAACGCGGCGCGCTTTTACGAGAAACTTTATCTGGCCGTTGAGATCGGCGGCGCGCGCGCCATCGATCCGTTCCGCGAGGTTGTCGACGGCGGCCGCTTCATCACGCCTGACACCGATATCCGCATGGCTTCGGCGCGACGGTTGGCGAAGATCGATGCAGCGCTGGGCAGCGATGCCGTCAATCTGGTGCGTGCCGTGCTGGTCCAAAAATGGGAAATCGGCCAGGTCGCCGACGCGCAGGGCAACGATACCGTGCGCCATCAACGGCATCTGCGCCGGCGCCTGCGCGATAGCCTGGATGAGATTGCGCGCTTCATGCCGGAAACGCCCCGGCCGGCCGGCTTCCGATCGGCGCAGGACGTGTATGCGACGCTGGCCATGGTGGCCTCGAACGTGAATGCCCATGGCGTGCTGGTAGCGGCCATCGAAGCCGCCCGAAAACCCTGATTCGCAGTGCTTTCTTGCCCCTTGACGATATGTCGGGAACGCATCAAGCTTTGCCCATAGCCGTTTTCCCGATTCGGGATGCCCTGGCCCTGCGGCCGGGGCATTTTGGCCTCTGAAGGGACGCAACAGCCATGGCAGTCACCGCAGCGCTGAAGGATGCCACCGGCAAGTTGACCGGATCGAAGAAGCCCAGCGGACTTGATCGGCTGCTGGAGTCGCACGCCGAACTGCTGTTACTGATCGAACGCAACTATGAGCGCACCGGCGATCTGGAACTGAAGCCGATCATCCAGCGCGCGAAAGACGCTGCGCGCCACGCTCGCGATTAACACGCCCGATGGAATTGCGGCTCGACGTCTCGGAATTCGAAGCGCGCGCGAGACAGCTTGACGGCGCTGAAGATCAAATCCCGTTCGCCTTGTCGCTTGCGCTCAATAGCGCGGTGCAGGATGCGCGCGGTGTTCTGATCCAGGACACTTGGCCGAAGAGTATCACGCAGCGCAACACGTCCTTCATCGCATGGGCGCTGGGCATGGTGTTCTCCACGAAGCGAAACCTTCGCGTTGAAATCAACGATGAGCGCGCCAGCGCAACGGGCAGCGGTCACCTGTCGCTGCACATGCGCGGCGGTGCCAGGACGGCGCGCAAGGCGCGGCTGGCGATACCGCCCAAGGGTACCGTGCAGCGTGGGCCGCACGGCGTGCGCAAGGATCAGCTGCCAGCTGCGATCATTGCGCGCACGCCGGCGCGCGCCTTGCGCATCACGGCCAAGGGCATCTTCGTTGGCATCAAGGGCAGACTGCAGCTGAAGTACATCTTCAGGCAAAGCGTGCGGCAACCTGCTGACGTTCCGTTCGCGGACGCCTTCCGTGACGCCATAGCGAAGGCCACGCGGGCGTCATTCGCGGCCGCGATGCGGCGCGCCATGTCAACGCGGCGTTGACGCCTACGCTTCGGCTGCTGTGAAGGCGCGGGGCACCCCAAAATCCCTGGGGTCCTTCCCAGGGCCGGCACCCTATGCGGGTCACGCGCCAGTGTGGGGCCTGCCTAGCGCCGGAATGGCCTAGGGGGACTCAGCACTCCAAAGATGCCGACATGCAGCCCGTGGAATGGGCTGCGGCGCGCCAGGCAGACTCCTACGGCAGCCTGGCGCGGCTTGACCGTTTCAATCGAATCCAGATCGGAAAGCGCATCCATGGCACGCCGCCGTGACTCTACAGCCCGCACTGTACGCAAGCTGCCCAAGGGGGGGGACTCAGTACCGGCGGTAGGGGGGACTTATAGCGCCGGCGAATGGCCAGCCTGGAACGTGCAGCGTAAGCCGATCGCGTGGCTGAAGCCAAATCCGCGCAACGCGAAAAAGCATGGGCCTGAACAGATTGCGCAGCTGCGCGCGTCCTTCCGGCAGTTCGGCTGGACGATGCCTGCGCTGGCGCGGGATGATGGCATGCTTATCGCCGGCCACGGCCGGATTGAAGCTGCCAAGCTGGAAGGCGCGACAGAAGCGCCGGTTATCATCCCGGCCGGATGGACCGCCGATCAGTTCCGCGCCTATGCGCTCGCCGACAATCGGATCGCGGAAAATTCCGATTGGGACGAAGAACTGCTGGCACTGGAACTGGCCGATCTGAAAGTGGCCGGCGCCGATCTGTCGCTTGATCTTGGCTTCAGCGCCAAGGAACTGACGCGCATCCTGGCGCCGGCGCCCACGCCAGGCCAAAACGATCCGAACGCCGCGCCGGAAAAACCGGAAGCGCCGATCGCGAGCGGTGACAACATATCGACGTTTAATCTCGACGAGCCATTGCCTGCTCGCCAGGATGATTCAAACGAACCGAAAGCACCAATCTCGCGGGCCGGCGATGTGTGGCTTCTCGGGTGTCACAGATTGTTGTGCAGTGCTTCCACGAAGGGCGCGGTAAGTGAGCTCGGCGCTGACGTCGCGGTGAAAAGCTGGCAAGCCTTTGCCGGTGAGAAAGCAATACTGGAAGGTGACGGCCGCAACTTCGATGCGATCGCCGTCGATCGCGGCACGGCCGCGGCTGTTGTGGCCGCGTAGTCGCGCGATGGCTGAAGGTCAACAGGAAAGCGGCATTATCAGCAGCGCGCTCGGCGCGGCGCTGTTGCAGATCGAACCGAAAGATTTTAGAGCGCTTGAACGCAAAGGTTTTTTCGTTCCGAGTAGCAAGGATCAATTTCGCCTGGTCGAAGTGGTGCGCGGTTATATCCGCTTCCTGCAAAAAGAACGCGCTGCCACGGGGCGCACGTCGGCGGAAGCGGCGGCCCACATCGACCTAGGCGAGCGGCGTTTTTTCGAATTATTGAATGACGGATCGATCACGCGCGCTGAAAGCTATGATCTGGATGCCGTGCGTGTTCAATACATCCGTCATCTGCGCAAGGTCGCATCGGGCCGAGGATCAAATCCAAATATCGATCTGGGAACCGAACGCGCACTGCTGACGCGCGAGCAAGCCGAAGCGGTTTCGATGCGTAATCGCCTGGCGCGCGGCGAACTTGTCGTGATCGAAGAAGTCGCGCGGCAGGTTGAGGGTGAATATGCCGTGGTCCGGCAATTGTTGCTGGCGATCCCCGGCAAGATGGCCGATGTGCTGGAAGGAATGAGCCGCGAGCAACGCGAGGCGGCCATAGCAAAGGAAATCACAGAGGCGTTGAATGAACTTCACACCCCCGGCAACCGCGCGGTCGATGGCGAGCGCGAAGCCGCTGCCGATCGGCCGGCTGGAACTGAAGGCGCGCTTGCGCCTGTGCCGCCGGGCGCTGAAGCCGCCGCCGCGCCTGTCGCTGATTGAGTGGGCGGATACCTATCGTTACGTCGCCGACAAAACTTCTGCCAGTCCCGGCAAGTGGCGCACAGCAACGCAGCCGGTTGCATTTGGGCCTATGGCCGCGATCACGGAAGGCGATACGCATACCGTGACCGTGATGGCCGGCACGCAGGTCGTTAAAACCGAATTCCTGATCAACGTCGCCGGCTACTACATCCACCAGGACCCTTCGCCGGTCCTGCTGGTGCAGCCGACACAAAGCGCTGCGCAGTCATTTTCCAAGGAACGGTTTGCGCCCACGATCGAAGCGACGCCGGCGCTGCGCGACCTGGTGCAGGTGCCGCGCTCGCGCGATAGTGAAAACACGATCACGCATAAGGCTTATCCCGGCGGATCGCTGGATTTTGTCGGCGCCAATTCGCCCACCGATCTCGCGTCGCGGCCGAAGCGGATCATCTTGTGCGATGAGGTTGACAAGTATCCGCCGTCCGCGGGCGCCGAAGGTGATCCGCTCAAGCTCGCGGAAGAACGCGCATCGACCTACAAGGCGCTCAATCGCGCCAAGTTCGCGCGCACCTGTTCGCCCACGGTCGAAGGCGCGTCGCGTATCGGCCGTGAATACAAGGCTTCGGATCGGCGCAAGTGCTACGTCGCGTGTCCCTTTTGCGAATTCGAACAGGTTCTAACCTGGTCGCATGTTCGCTGGGATCGCGACGCGACCGCCGCACACCTTCCCGAAACAGCAGCGATCGTTTGCGAAAAGTGTGGGACGATCTGGTCGGAACGCGATCGTGCCGCCGCGCTGGATGGGTTGGCGGGTGCGCCGGCGTTCGGCTGGCGCCAGACAAAGCCTTTCAGTTGCTGCGGCGAAGAACAGGTGCCGGAAGCGTGGGACGATCGCGGCCGCGCGCGTTGCACGCTGTGCGGCAGTCAGGCATCCTACAATGGCCACGCCGGCTTCCACATTTCGAAGCTTTACAGCAAGCGCCATCGCCTCGCGGAAATCGTGCAGGAATTCCTGGATGCGCAGGGCAATCCGGAACTGCTGAAGAAGTTTACGAACACGGCGCTGGCCGAAGAGTGGAAGCAGCAGGTCGGCGAAGGCTTCAGCAACGATGATCTGAAGTCCCGCGCCGAAGTGTACGGGCCGGAAAGTCTGCCGGACGCGATCCGCGCGGTGACCGCCTATACTGACGTGCAGGGCGATCGGCTGGAAACGCAGCTGATCGGATGGGGACCTGACGAAGAATCCTGGCCGTTCCAGTACACGGTCATCAATCTTGATCCGGCGCAGCCCGCGGCATGGGCCGAACTGGATCGGCTGCTGCTAAGCGTGTTCAAGACGGTCACGGGTCGCGTGCTGCGCGTCGCCGCCGCCGGCGTCGATGCGCGCTATCAAACCGCGCAGGTGCTGGATTTCTGCCGGCGCCGGCGCAGCCGCCGCGTCTTCCCCTGCATGGGCACCGCTGGCCCGCGGCCGCTGTGGCCAAGCCGCGCCAGCCGCACGAAGACAAACGAACCGATCTATTTGACGGGAGTCGATTCGGGCAAAGAGTCGCTGATGGCGCGGCTGAAGATCGAACCGCCGGCGCCTGGCGAGCGTAAGCCCGGCTTCATTCATTTCCCGGTCGCCGATCCCGCCGCCGGCACCGACGGATTCAATGCGGCCTATTTCGAACAGTTGACTGCGGAACGCCGCGAAGTACGATTGCGCATGGGCCAGCCTTATAGTGTTTGGATTTTGCCGCCCGGCAAACGCAACGAATGCTTCAGCGCCGATACTGAAGTGCTGACCGATAGGGGCTGGAAGCTGTTTTCCGAACTAGATAGATCGGAAGCTGTCGCCACGGTCAATCTGTCTAATGATCTGATAGAGTATCAGCCTCCTACAGCATACATCGATCGCGCTTATAGCGGCGAAATGGTCGCGCTTCATGGTAGGCGCATTGATGCGCTAGTGACGCCGAACCACCGAATGATCACTTGCTCGGCGCGAAGCATTTGGAAGGGTCGCGAAAGGCCGCGCGATATATTGGCTAAGGACCTGAAGGATTTCCACGGCCTAAAATATTCTTCTCGCTGGATTGGTGATGACAATCTAATCTTCGTGCCCGCTCCTGTCAGCAAACAGGGCCGAGAAATTACCTCGGCCTTAACATTAGATCGCGGCGATCTCGCGGAGTTTTTTGGCTGGTATATTTGCGAGGGATGTTCATGGAAGTCCCCTCACGATGTGCGGACCATAATTTCACAAAATGAAGGGCCGAAGGCTGAAACGATTCGTTCTCTTCTGAGACGGCTGCCGTGGCGTTTTAGAGAAAGCAAAAGGGGCGATTGCGTCAACTTTATAATCAATTCGCGTCAGGCATTCGATTTGGTTCAATCTTGCGGCGCCGGCGCGCCTAATAAAAGAGTTCCGCGTTGGATTCTCGAATCCTCTCCCAAGGTTCTGGAGCGATTTTTCGCGGCCTGCGTTGCTGGCGATGGTTGGACTGACGACGCTGGGCATCGCACCGTTGCTACGACAAGCAGGGGATTCGCTGACGATCTGCAGGAATGTCTTGTCAAAATGGGCCGCGGTTCCACCAATAAAATAGTTCAACCGGACTCATCCATAATCAGGCTTCGCGGCGAGCGTTGGAATTGCCTCCCTCAGTATCATGTCAATGAAATTAGAACCAAACACATTTGGCTGAAGGGCGCGGATGAAAACGGTGGTTCAATTATCGGCCGCGTGAATTATGTCGGACGCGTTTATTGTATTACCGTGCCGAACGGCACTTTGATTTGTCGTCGCAACAGAAAGACTTTTATTGCCGGCAATTGTCTCGATACTTATGTGGGCGCGCTCGCCGTGCGCAGATCTCTGCCGCGCTACATCGAACGCGGGTTGGAATTTGCAATTGCCAATAAGCAGGCGGGAGCGCCGACTCCAGCCGCGCCGGCGGCGGACGGCGCCGCGGAAGTTATCGCCGGCGCGGCGGCCGTGGTTGCGAACGTTCCATTGATCGCTGATCCTGTCACCGAAGAAGACGCAAGCGGCGCCGAACGGGTTGCGCATCAGGAATTCGCGGCCGCGCAGCCGCGGCCGGACTTCATCCGCGCGCGGCCGAATTGGTTAAGGCGCGATCGGGAGGTGTGATGTGCCGCGGGAAATCCTTGTGCGGGATATCAAGACCTTCAAGCTGAAGGCGCGGGGCGATGCCGGCAGCGGCCGCACGCATCTGCTGAAGGCATTCGCCGGCTTTGCAAAGCAGTTCGGCGTCGAAGTGACGCTTTGCAATGAAGATCATCACGTAGTGGTGACAACCACGAAGGCGCAGCGTGTTGCGCTTTTTCTTTTCAATCGCCGCGCGGCGAAGAACCAAACATCGGGGAAGTAAGCAGATGGCATTTACGCAAGGCCAGCTGACGGCGATCGAAAATGCCATCGCATCGGGCGCGACTCGCGTCAGCTATGACGGAAAATCGGTGGATTATGGCACGCTCGATAATCTGCTTCGCATCCGCAACATCATCATGCGCGCGCTTGGCCTGGCGCCGGCGAATTCGGCAACGGTCATGGTCGCGCACGATCGCGGCTTCCCCGGCCCTTCGACGTGGGGCGACGATGGCTTGACCAGCGGTTTCTGATTTATGAACCGCCTGGATCGACTGATCGGATATTTTGCGCCACGATCGGCGATAACGCGCATCCGCGCGCGCGAAGCTATCCGTGCTTATGAAGGCGCTTCCGTTGGCCGCCGGTCATCGGCCTGGAAGACCTTGCACACGGCGGCGAACGCGGAGATCCAGCTGGCGCTGCGGCCGCTGCGCGATCGCTCGCGCGATCTCGCGCGCAATACGCCGCATGCGCCGCGCATGATGGATATTTTTGTTGGTCACACGATCGGCAATGGCCTGGTGCCTGTTCCGGCCACCGGCAGCGATCGCATCGACAAGAGCGTGCAGCAGCTGTGGGAGGATTGGTGTGCGCAGGCCGACGTGACCGGCCAGCTGCACTTCGGCGCGCTGCAGGCGCTGGCGCTGCGCTCCACCATCGAGTCCGGCGAAGTGGTGTCGCGCTTCATCGATATCCCGATCGATGAAAAGATAAACGGCAAGACCGTTGCCGTGCCGATGCAGCTGCAGCTTTTGGAATCCGATTACATCGATCAGTTCCGCGATGGCCTTTACGCTGACGCCCGCGAGGCCAACGATAGCCGTCTGGTGCGCACGCGGCTGGGCGTTGGCCTCGGCGACTATGACAAGCGCATCGGCTTGTGGCTGTGGCCCTATCATCCCGGCGAAATCACGACGCTGAATATGCGGCCGCTGATTTCGAAATTCGTGCCGGCCGATGAACTGGTCCATATGTTCAAGGTGCTGCGGCCTGGCCAGGTGCGCGGCGTGCCGTGGTTCGCGCCGATCCTGACGACCGCGCGCGAACTCGCCGATTTCATCGATGCGGCGAACGTGAAGGCGCGCATCGAAGCGTGCTTCGCGGGCTTCATCGAAAACGATGATCAAACCGTTCCGTTGCTTGATCCATCGCAGGCCGGCACCGCGGCGACGATCGATGTTGCCAATCCGCAAGCCATGGTCACTTCCTTTGAACCTGGGATGATCAAGGAACTGCGCCAGGGCCAGGAAATCAAGTTCGCGCAGCCGACTTCGAACACGCAGATCGATCCGATGCTGATCTATAATCTGCAGGCGATGGCCGCCGGCGTTGGCTGCACTTACGATCAGGCGACGGGCGATCTGCGCCAGGCCAGCTATATCAGCCTGCGCGCCGGCAAGCTGGATTTCTGGCGCCTGGTATCGCAGCTGCAGGCCCATACCGTGCTGCCAATGATGTGCAAGCCGGTATGGGAACGCTTCATTTCGCGCGCCGTGCTGGCCGGGCGCCTGGCGCCGCGGCGCGAAGGCTATCCCTGCACTTGGGTTACGCCGGCGCGCGAGGCGATCAATCCGAAGGACGATCTGGATGCGGAGCGCAACGAGGTGCGCGCCGGCCGGATGACGCCGCAGGAATTCATCGCGTCGAAGGGCGGCAACTGGCGCCGCACCATCGATGACACGGCGGCGTTCTTCAAACGCAGCGATGAAGCGCAACTGAAATTCGATATCGATCCGCGTTACGTGGATCAGCACGGCCGCCAGCCGCCGGCGACGGCGCGCGCCGCATCCGATGCGGACAGTGAGGATGACGCGACCGATGCGGCAGCCGATGCCGCGCGCGCGGCAGAGAATGCGGGCAACGTCGCTCGCCTTCGGCGATAAAGCGGAGCGAACAAAATGCCGTGGACTTCAGATGATGCCGGCGATCATACGCATCACGCCGACACCGCTTCGAAGAAAAAGGCGTGGGCGGATACCGCCAATGCTGCGTTGAAGGCCGGCAAATCGGAAGCCGACGCCATCAAGGAAGCCAATGCCGTGGTTCTGAAAATGAGCGCTGACGGTCGCGCCGCCGCGATCAGGCAGATGCTCAAGGGCACTGCGATCGAAACCCGCTTCGCCACGTTCAAGCCGTCGACCTATGACGCCAAGGCGCGCACGGTCGAAGTGGTCATGTCAACCGGCGCCGCGGTCGAGCGCTATTACGGCACCGAAGTTCTTTTGATCGAAGCCGGTGCCATCAATCTGGAACGTCTCGCCAGCTGCGGCGTGCCGGTTATCGATAGTCACAATGTCTTCGGCATCGGCGGCGTATTCGGCAATCTGCAGCGCGCATGGCTCGATGCCGGGCAGCTGCTGGGCCTTTTGCTGTTCGACGATAGCGAAGCCGGCCGCAAGGCCGAAGGGCTTGTGGCGCGCGGCATGATCCGCGCCGTTTCGATCGGCTACCGCGTTGACGAATGGAAGATCACCGATCCGGACGGCAACGTGATCGATCCGGAAAAAGAACGCATGCAGTGGGATGTGAAATACACCTTCACTGCGATCCGCTGGACCTTGTTCGAAGTGTCGCTGGTTTCCGTGCCGGCGGATCAGGATGCCGTGTTTCGGTCGCACGCCGGCGCCGGCGGCATTGAACATTTCAATCCCGAATTGTTGGCGCAATCGCGCGCCGTCACGCTGCGCAGCGGCAATCTTTCCATCACTTACGAATTCGGCGCGCGCGGCGCACCTATCGCCGCCGGCGACGCATCTTCGAATGATGCCGCACTGGCCCGTATGCGAGCGCGGCAAGCGATCGCTGCGCGTTCCTAAAAGTCAGTTCATCAAGCTTTAGTTCTGCGTCGCCTCATTGGCCCTTCGGCAAGGCAATCGGGTCGCGCTTGGCAAAAACCTTGGCGCCCTCTTCACAAAAGCGAGGATAGCTATGAAGAAAAAGCTAAAGGAATTGCGCGCGAAGAAAACGCGCCTGGAGGGTGAGGCGGCGGCGAAGCTGAAGCTGATCACTCCCGAAACCGGCAAGGAAGATGCCACCCGCATCGAAGGTGAACACGCCACCTTGACGACTCAGATCGCGGAAGCGTCCGGCGAAATCACCGCGCTCGAAAAGAAACTTGCGGCGCGCCGCGAGGAACGCCGCCAGGCTCTTGCCGTTCTGACCCGCGCCGGCGACGAAGACGGCGACGCGGACGATGACGACGACGCCGACGATGACGACGACGACGCCGATGACGACGACGACGCCGGCAAGAAGAAGCGCAAGAAGCGCAAGGGCAAGGGCCGCGACCACAATGAAGACGACGAAGGCGACGACAACGATCGTCAGTTGCCCACGACGCTGACCCGATCGCAGCTTGTCGACTTGACAACGATCGATCGGCAGGCGCGCGACCTTAAAATCGACTTGAACCTGCAGGACGCGATCCAGCGCAACGAAACGCCGGATGCCATGCGCAAGCGCCTCTTCGACGAACTTGCCAAACGTTCGAAGCAAGACCGCCCGACCGGCACTGTCTTCGAACACGTGCAAGTCGGCCGCGACGAACTCGATGGCCGGTCGGCCGCGATGGAAGTCGCGCTGATCACGCGCATTCTCAATTCCCGGCGCGACGTGCGTATCGACTACAAGCCGAAGGATGTGAAGGAGGCGGCCCGCATCGAAGGGCTGCGCGCTCAAGCCCAGCAGTACATGGGTATGAGCCTGATCGAAATCGCGGGCGCTTGCATCAACTATCGCGGCCGCGGTCTGATCAGTGCCGGCATGGCTACGGATATCCTGACGCGCGCGTTCGAATCGACTTCGGATTTTCCGAACATCTTCCAGAACGTGCTGAACAAGTCGCTGCTGGCGCGTTACGAGTTGCACATGCCGACCTATCGCGAGATCGCGATCGAGCGGCCGTTCAACGATTTCCGCCCGCATCCGCAGATCAGGGCCGGTGAGTTTCCGCAACTGCAGAAGGTGACGGAAACCGGCGAACTGAAATACGGCACCACCAGCGACGACGGCGAGACTTTGAGCGTGACGCCTTATGGCATCGTGTTCACGATCTCGCGGCAGATGCTGGTGAATGACGATCTCGGCGCCATCGATCAGATTTTGGGATCGGCGGGCGATTCCGTGCTGGTGTTCGAAAACAACACGTTCTTCACGATGTTTAATTCGAATCCCACGCTGCTGCAGGACAATACGGCCGTGTTCGCGGCCGGCCACGGCAATCTGGTCGGGAGCGGTTCCGGTGCTGCGCCCAGCGTGTCGACGATCGGCACCGCACGCCAGGCGTTGCGGGGGATGAAGTCCTTGACGGGCCTTTATCTGAACGTTCCGCCTCGCATCATCCTGACGGGGCCGGCGCAGGAAACGGTCGCCGACCAGATGGTGGCGTCGATCACGCCGACCTTGACCACCAGCGTCAATCCGTTCAGTGGCCGTCTGCGATCGGTATCGGATGCGAATATCACCGGCACTGCGTGGTATCTCGCTGCCGAACCGGGCCGCGTGCCGTGCTTCGCCTATGGCTTCTTGAACGGTGCCAGCGGCCCGCGGGTGCGCACCTTTGAACCGTTCGGCGTGCAGGGTATCAAGATCTCGATGGAGCACGACTTCGGCTGCGGCGCCATCGATTACCGCGGCTTCTACGAAAACTACGGCAGCTAGGCGCAAGCCAAGCAACGGCCCTTCCGCGCGCCGCCTCGCATCGCCGGGCGGCGCGCGTCCCCTCCCCGATTCAATCCACAAGGAACATCCGTCATGAAAAATCAGGTTCAGCAGGGCGACGCCATCGATATCACTGCGCCGACCGGTGGCACCGTTTCCGGCAATCCCTATCTGATCGGCGCGGCGCTCTTCGGCGTCGCCGGCATCACGGCTTCGGCCGGCCAGCCAAGCGAGTTGTGGCGCAAGGGCGTCTTCACGCTGCCGAAGATTTCGGCGCAGGCGTGGTCGATCGGCGACGTGCTCTATTGGTCGCCGAACAACCTGGCCGTTACCAATGTCAACTCGTCCAGCGATATCAAGGTCGGTATCGCGGGCGCGGCCGCGGCGAATCCAAGCGCCACCGGTACGGTGATCTTGACTGGCCAGTGCTAAATGCAATTTGGTACGGCCGGGCCGCTGTGGCAGCCCGGCCGTGTGGTGTTTCTGGTGGGCGGCGGCGCATCGCTTCGCGGTTTCGACTTCACACGCCTGGCGCCGATCGGCGAAGTAATCGGCATAAATCAGTCGATGTTCAACGTGGAATGCAGCTGCGGCATTTCCATCGATCATCCTTTCGTGCGCAACCGGGCCGCCGAACTTAAAGCCTTTGCGAGCGCGCGTGAACTTTACCTGGCGGTCGGCGATCGCTGGTTTGAAGTCCTGGAAGAAGTGCCGGGCGCGATCTATCTGCGGCAGGGCGAAGAACCTTTGTCTGCCGATCCTGGCGCACTGGCGACCGGCGGCACGTCCGGTTACGCCGCGCTCAATCTCGCGGTGCTCAAGGGTGCGCGGCTGATCGTGCTGCTGGGCTATGACTACGGCCTGGTGGGCGGCAAGCATCACTATCACGATGCCTATCCGTGGCATCACGTCGCCAATGATCAAAGCTGGTCGCGCTGGGCGCGAAATTTCAATGCCATGGCGCCGCGGCTGCGAGCGCGAGGCACTTACGTTCTGAACGCGTCGCCGGCGAGCGCGATTGAGTGCTTCCCGAAATGCGATATCGAAACGGCGCTGCAATGGGCTTCGCGCGTAGCAAGCTAGAAAGGCAATCATCATGGCTCTTCCATCGGCAAACACCATCATGCGCTTGCGATATCTGGAAAGCGAAAAGGGCGGCGTGCTGCGCATCGATTCCACGACGCCGGGATTTTCCGGCGTGAAAGCCTATGACGGTTCGCTTGCCATCGGCCCGAACGCGACGCTTGCGCAAATCGAAACGCATTGCGCGACCGTCGACCCCATCACTTCCGCGGTCTAGTTTTTCGTTATGTCCGCGCGTGAAGTGTTCATTGCCATCCCGGCTTGGGGCAGAGAGTACGTTAATCTCGCGGTGCGCTACACGATCCCGGCCACGCTTGCGGCCTTGCGCGCCTGGCGATCGGATTATGCAGCGCATTTCTTGGTTCACACGTATGAGCGCGATGCTTTTGCAGTCGCGCTGCGCGGCCAGCACGTTGAATACCGCGATCCGCAAGCTGGTCCTGGCCACGACGGCCAATGGGTCGCCTTTAAGCAGGCGCATCGCGACGCGATTGCGTGGGCGCCGCAAGGCGCGCTGCTGGCGCTTTTGAATTCCGATATCGTGGTGTCAATCGAAACCTTCGCCGCGGTCGACGCGGCGCTGCAGGGCAAAAAAACGGTCGGGGTTTCGGTCGGCATCCGCACGCTTATCGATGGCAACGTGCCGCCGATTGGCGCCGATGCCGAAACGTTGTCGCACTATATCTGGGCGCATCGTCATCCGATCACCGAAGAGTGCATTTGGGGCAGCGGCCGGACACATCATCCGACGATTTTATTCTTCGGTCATACTCCGCAAGCGCCGACTTCCACTCCCGTCGTGTCGATGCACTGCTTTCATCTAACGCCGATGTTCATCATCAAGGATCGCCCGCTGGATTTCAAAGGCACGATCGATGATGACGTGCTGGAAGCCTATGGCGAAGATCAGGTCGTGTATTTTAACAAGCGTGAATTCGCGGTTTGCGAATTGTCGCCGGCAAACAAGAGACATCCTGCGCGCAATCCGCTGAACGTTGCGGAGGTGGTTGAGTTTGGCAGGCAGCGGTTTCGCGGTTCACACGTGCGAAATTTTCGGCAGCGCTTTGCCGTGCTGGGCAATGCCGATCGCAATCACCAGGCCGCGGATGCAATCCTTGAAGGTCTTAAGCCGCACTTTCCACAATGAGTGTGCTAAAGGCCTATTACGATCTGAAGTGCGCGCCTCCGACCTACGATATCGTTGCGTTTTTATGCGAAGTGGAACGGCAACGCCGCCGCCGCGGATGCGATGCGGTAGCGATCGAAATCCTGCCCGGTCCCGTTGGCGGCTTCCGCGACGATCGATTATGGCCGCATAGCGTCGCTGAACGTCGCGAACTACTTTTCCGCGTTGCGATCCCGATGGCGCAGATGCTGCCGCGCGCAAGCGTAAAGCTTTGCGAGGAACGGCCGGCCAATCCGGCGCCGCATTCGATCGGCTGGCAGCAGAGTCTTTACGGCTTGCGGCTGCAGATCAATTGCATGGCGGATGGCGTTCGCCCGCTGCGGCCGTCTGGCGAAGCGCTACGCGATCCGCGCCGGGTCACCATGACGCTGCGCGAGGCGGAACACTGGCCGCAACGCAACAGCAATGTGGAGCAGTGGCGCACGGCTGGCGAGATCATCGCGGCGCGCGGCTTTGACGTTGTGGTGGTGCGCGAAACACGGTTTGCCGATAT